AGTCGACCGGCATAGCGACCGGTGCGGTTGGCACCATAAAACTGGATAAGCCCTCTGGCCCGGTCATCCGAACCCACAACGGTCTGCATGGCCGTGTATTTCTTGACGCTGCTTTTGGCAAGCTCCTGCCGCAGGGAGAGTGCCAGCTCCACTTCACCGTCCGCTTTTTCGAGCATATCCGCCACGGCAGCTTTGGAGAGTGAATCTGCCTCCACGCCTTTTTCGGCAAGCCATGCCTTGAGCTGCACCGGACTGTTGGGGTTATCCAAACCTGTCACAGAGCGGGCCTGCTCCATGTGCGTCCGCTTGAAACGCTCGTCGCAGCGAATTGCCTGGGTAACGAGGGTGCGGTCGAGCATGATGCCCCGGTCATTGATCTGCTGGTCAAGTGTGTAGTTGTGCCACTCGGATTCCGTGACCGGGAACTTGGATAGCTTCTGCTGGATGGACATTTCCGTTTCCACATCCCGAAGGTTGTAGGCTTTGAAAAGCGACCATTTCTCCAGCGCATCTGTCGGATAATGTCGAATGGGCGAACCGTCTCTTGCTTTTGCCGGAGTGCAGAAATACCGGATGAGGTCTTTGCCTTCTTTGAGCTTCTGCTTTTCCAGACCCAGCACGGCACCGACGCCTTCCAGCGAAAGCGGCAGTCCAAGGGTCGCCGCCCAGACCATCGTGCAGTGCCAGGAGGACGGGTCGAGATATTGTCCGGTTGGGTATCCAAGATAGCGGGACAGACACACGCGCTCGAATTGTGCATTGAATGCCCATTTGGTCACGGCAGGGTCGGTCAGCGCAGAGCGGACATCAGCAGGAAGCGTTTCTCCAGCAGCCAGATCCACGACCTTCACCGGAGCACCGTCTGCTGAGTAGCCGAAAAGCAGTACCTCGAAATCCGGGGCTTCGGCATAGCGGTACACGCCGCATTTGGTGAGGTTCTCGGAGGAGAAGGTCTCAATATCGATGCTAAGTGTTTTCATACGCATTCCTTCCTACGGAATATGGGTGGCAGAGGTCAATTTCTGCCACCCACAGAGCCGTCTGGGGTTACTTCAATTCCTTCATGCGCTTCTCGTGGTATTCCAGGTCACGGGAAGCCTGTTCCTTCTCACGCTTTTCACGCTTGTGGTCATTGCTGATGCCCTGCACCAACCAAACGAAGAAGCCGATGCTGAGGCAGGCCCAGATGCCAAGGAGGGCGGTTACCAGGATGTTCTGAATCAGTTCCATTGTGTTGCACTCCTTTCTCAGGACAGGAAGTCGTCGTCCAGGTCGGTGGCGAAATCGTCAGCCGCAGAGGACTTGCCACCGAGAGGCTCACCGTCACGAACCTTCTGGATGTTGCCAAGACCACAGGCGATGCCGCGGTTACCGTTGGAATTGAAGGCGTAGAAGTTGACGGACACTCTGGCGTAGCAGCCGGAATACACCTCGGAGCGGTCAAGGATCGGCTGGACGCTGCGGTCCACGATCTGAGGAGCGGTGGTGCTGTTGGCGTTTACGAAGAAGCTGTTCTTGTAGGCTTCATCGTCACGCTCGGTATCGCCGTCACGGAGCGGGAGCTTCAGAGCCGCCTTGTTGGGGATCTTCCCGCCGAACTTGGCGACGCCCTCCTTGATGGCAGCGTCCACGGCGGCGTTGATGGCGTCGAGGGTCTGCTTATCGGATTTCGGAATAATGAGGGACACGGAATACTTGGGGTTGCTGCCGTTGATGGAGGCAGGCTCCCACACGTTTGCGTAGGACAGGCGGACAACGCCGGTCACAACTTTGGTCGAATTCATCTTGTTAGCCATAATTACAGTTCTCCTTTATAGTCGGTAAAGTCTTGTTTTGCACCCGTGGTCGTAATAGCCGGACGCCGGTCGGATGCGGGAACGAGCGTCGGCTTTCCTTTGGGCTTGACGACCAGATCGCCGAGCACCTCGGCAAAGGTCTTTTTGCCCATGAGCTTCTCCATCTCGGTGATGGGAATGAGGGACTTCTTGAAGATGTCGGTATACCCGGCCGCACGGGCAGCAGCGACAACGGCATCCTCATCGGTGTACTTGCGATTGGTGCGGCTCTCCACCAGCTTGTAGCCGGGCCACTGTTTTCCGTGGTTGACCGCTGCGTCCTGGGCGTAGGCCATGAGCTCATTTGCCCATTTGGTAAGGTCCTCCAGCTTGCCGAGAATGTCGCCGATCTCCGCATCGGAAAGCAGGGGCGGCTGGGAAAATTCGTATTTGGCAAGTTGGAGCTTGGCATCGGCTCTGGCGCGGCACTTGACCGCCGCCTTGCAGAACTGACACCAGCTTCCGGGGCAGTATTCACCTTCGCCTTTGAAGGCAAGCTCTGCCTTGGGTTTCAGCGTCTTTTCCGCCCAATCCCGAAGCTCGGCAACGGAAATGACCCATGTGCTGACATTCTCCCGGCGGGGCTGGTAGATGGTCATAGAAACTGTCTCAATGTCGTAGAGACAATCGAAGATGCGGAGCGCACCGAGGGCGTACAGCATCATCTGCGGATTTTCCTCAGCATTTACCAGCACACCCTGTCCGTATTTCAGATCAATGATGTGCAGGAGCTTATCCGCCACGATGAGGCAGTCGCCGGTGCCGAAGCCATCCGGCACATAGCAGGAGAAGTCCAGCCGCTGCTCAATAAGTACCTTCGGGTCCGGGCAGTCCTGCCGGGCTTCCTCAATGGCTTCCAGAACGAACTCCAGGTAACTGTCCGTGTACATCTCCATCTCGTCGGAGTCGTACTTGCTGACCGGGCGGGTGGAGCGCATCTTCAGCGCCTTGCGGAGCTTGTGTTCCGCCAGCGCATGAGCGGCGGTGCCTTCGGCTGCGGCTTCCGTTTCTCTGTCCTCGAACTCCAATTCCAACCTTGCGGATGGATTGCAGTGGAGCCAGCGGTGGGAGGAAGAGGCCGAGAGGACTGCGTGACGATTAGGGGGCATCTTTCAGCACCTCCACATCCTTGAGCAGTACCTCGTAGTGCTTGGGGTCGATGCCGGAGAGCTTCGGAGCACCGTACTTTTTAAGGAGCGCCTGGATCTCGGCCGTGAATCCGGCTCGGCTCTTTTCACCGAGGACTGCTCGGACTTCTTCCAGCGTCAGTTCCTTCTTGGGAACGGGTGCAGGCGCCTTCGCCTCTGTATCGACAGTCGGCTCATTCTGCAGCATGGCATCTGCCACAGCCTGAACGCTGTCCGCCAGTGAGCGAAGATCCTCGACCACATCGAGCAGGAGCTTGACCTTACTCATGTACACCACCTCCCATCGGAACTTCGGTGATGGCAATGGACTCGACCGAGTTGCCGGGAACCACGACCATGACCTTCTGCTTGGGACCCAGAAGCAGGGTGAAGAGTTTCTCGCGGATGCTGACCGTTCTGCAAGCAACTACGCCGCCGTTTCTGGGCTTGTCTGAAACACGGATATTCAAGTTGTGTCTCATACGGGGTTACCGTCCTTTCCGGAGGGCTTGTATTTTGTTGCCTTCCGGTGTACCCAGAAAAATCGTGGATTTGTCAGGGTGTCTGGCGAAAAATTTTCAAAAACTTTTTTCTGCCTGCCTCGATGGACTCGGAAACAGACTGAAAGCTGGCCTCTTCAATGGCAGCGATTTCCCGCAGGGTCTTGCCGTTTGCGTACAGTCGAAGCCGGCGCTGCTGGGTGGCAGTCAAATGCGAGAAGGCTTCTCGGATACGAGCGGTCTGTTCTGCCGAATCATCCTCTACGGCATATTCGTCGCAAGCACCGTACTCCTCGCCCTCGTAGTCGATGGCGTCGTAGGAGTAGCAATGGTAGCGATGACGCTCGTCCTGCGCGTGCTCCGCCTTACGGCTGTCGATGATGACGGCACCGATTTCGTCAGAAACCTCGACCTCCGTCACTGTTCCGTCCAAGAATGCGTATTTGATTTTCATAATGTGTCCTTTCCGCTTGAGACGGCACTGAGCGGTCGGGACACAAAAAGAGCCGGTAGTCACGATGGACAACACCGGCAGACAGAACCTACAAGAAGGCATGACAAAGCACGGTGGGTACATCGAGTTCAAAAAATCCTTGGTGGGGTTTTCGGTTCTCTATGTATCCCGCCGCCTCTAATGCGCATCTCAAGGCTTTGAGATTAAATTTGGTGGGGCCACTTGCCCCAAGGGGTATATAGGGTTTTTCGGGTTTATGGGAAAAACAAAAGACGGCCGGGACATAGCGCGCCCCATAAAGGGGAGGCTAAATCCTGGCCGTCTTGCAGCTCTGCGGACTTGTTATTCTCTTTTGTGCTTACGCAGCGCGGGGATGGCTTTTTACATGAAAAGCCCTTGTGCTGATTCGCGTCATAACCGTTTCGGTATCTCGCAGTGTCACTGTGAAGCTGTCGCCCACAGGCACGGTCATTCTTACCGCACGGTCTTTGTGCTGGATCTCAACGATCCCTGTCTGAGCATCCGCCATACAGACGAGATGTCCCTTACAATCTCGGTACGCTACCATCGGGGTCCTCCTTTCTTGCTGTAGTCATAGGCACCACCTCCTTAATGTTACCTTGTTAGCAAACTTGCTAACGCTTGCTGTAAAAAAACACAGCGGGCGGTAAAACCCGCTGTAGTTTTCGATATGGACGCTCAAGAACCGACCACGCCTGCAAAATCCATGATGGCAGAAGCGTAGGAATAATCGGTCGTATCACTTCTTCGGATGATATCAAGATCCTTTAGGCGATTGGTCGCCGCTGTAACGGAAACATCAAAGACTGCGGAGACTTGGGCGATAAACATCCCCATAGAGGGAGGATATTTCAGCTTGTCCCCGTGGTACTTTGCCATTTGTATGATGGGTGTCTTCGGCATCAAAACGGCAGCGGACAGATGGTTGGCCTGCCATTCCATCCAGTCATGGTCGTCCCATTTGCGAGTGTCCGATTTATTTGTCATGCCATTGTCGACCCGGCACTGTATCATGGGGGCGATGAGCTCATCGTCAAAAATGGATACCTGGTCGGGGTTATACGAGAAATAGCCGGAATGGAAGATGTCATGCCCACCCTCATGTCCGAGCGTAAAGCGGTAACGATGCCGTTGGCTCTCATCCAGAAGGCGGTTGTCGATGATGACGGTACGGGCCTTGGCACTGATATACTCCGCACGATTTGTGGCAGGGTCAAAAACCGGCACCTTATTGGTGTCGTTAAAAACAGTCATCCCAAGGTACACGCCATTGTGGGACAGATATTGATAATCCGGCGTCATTCCGAGATAGAATTCGATAAAGCCTTCAATGTCCACGGGAGAGGGGTTCGTGAGGACTTCCGGCTGAAAATCCTGTACGAAACGCTCTCCGATGGCATCGATCTCGGCTTTGCTCAAAATCGGTACGCCGTTGTTCTTCACTCGAAGAGAGGGAGTGTACATCTTTATAAATTACCCCTTTCGCTGCCGGAGCTCCTCGACGAACTTCAACCAGTCAGCCTCGCTTGCATCAAGGTCACGTGCCGTGCGAAGCGCAGCGGACACATAGTCGTGTTCCATGATATAGTCAGGCAGGTCTGGGGCAACAGAGTTTCTCTTCTTGCCGGCCAGATCGTACATCGTAGTCTTATCCTCGTCGTTCAGCATGAGAATTTGGGAAATCAGCTCCAGCTTCTCCATTTCGGGAGGATTGCGGCGGTCCTTCTCGATGTCGGTCAAATAGGGCGCAGTGATCCCTATCATTTCCGCCATTTTGCGGAGCGTGATTTGTTTCTCTGTGCGTTTCCTTTGAAGGAACTCTCCAAAATTCTGGTACTGTGTGTTCATGTCGTTCACCTTTTCTACTTTACATTATAAGCCCTGTTATTGATTCATTTTCGCCTATTTGTTTTTCTTCTCGGCACTCTTATCATAAATTACGGGCAACTCTCATCACAACGGTGAATCGAATTAGCTCAGCTGCTTGTTCGCTTGTTAGCAGTTATGCTAACAATATTATATCCACAGAGCCGTACCTTGTCAAGTAGTTTGGATGAAATTTTTACAAAACCTGCGCTATTGATACATTAGCCCCGGCATTTTGACTTTATCTCTTCCGTCTGTGGGCATTTTTAAATCGCCCATGAGGCAGGCGTAAGTGATGGCACTCTTGCCGAAACGACCACGAATCTCCTCCACAGCATCCTGTACCTTTTCCTTGGCTATGCGCTGCTGCACATTGTCGAACAGCGAAACCTGCTCCGCATCGCTCTTCGGGGAAAGCTCTATAGCGCGGACGGTCACCGCTCGAACCTTTGTGTTCCAGGTATATCGCTCCCGAAAGCAGCGGAAAGCGGCGGCAGCGATTTCTGACGGAAGCTGTGTTTTGATTGGGAGCTTGCACTGAAATTGCGAACCGAAAAGGTCGTTTCCTCGGACATGGATTTGAACGGTACGGGTTGAAAGGCCGTGTACACGCAGTTTATGACCAATATCCTGTGAGAGCGCAAGAATCACTTTCCGCACTTCATTCTCGTTTTCCAGATCGGATATGCAGGTTATACCATGCCCCACCGATTTGATGGGTGACACAAAATCCTTGTGCATGACCCTGGAATTGTCCCTGCCGTTGGCGTAGCTCCACAGGCCAAGTCCGTTCACGCCAAGAAGCCCCTTCAGAAACACTGGGTCACAAGCGGCAACATCTCCGATAGAGCGGACACCATACCGCGCAAGTTTCGCCGTGGTGGCTGGGCCGCAGTAGATCATGTCACTGCACGGGAGCGGCCAAACCTTCTCTTTGTAAGAATCCGGTGAAATCTCCGTGATGGCATCCGGCTTTTTCAGATCGGATCCCAATTTGGCAAACACCTTATTAAAGGATACGCCGATGCTGACAGTCAGACCGAGTTCCTCCTTCACGGAGCGGCGGATATTTTCCGCAATCGTTCTGGCGTCTCCACATACATACCGACTGCCGGTCACATCGAGCCAGCATTCATCCATACCGAAAGGCTCCACCATGTCGGTGTATCTTTGGTAGATAGCTTGGGTCAGCTTGGAGTACTTGAGGTACTGGTCGTACTGTGGCGGTACAATAATAAGATCCTTACAGCAGCACTGCGCCTCCCAATTGACCATGCCGGTTTTCACACCCGCCCGTTTTGCTTTTTCGGATTTCGCAAGGACGATACCGTGCCTATCCTCGGTGCAGCCGCATACCGCTACTGCTTTGCCTCTAAGCCGTGGGTCGAGCATCATTTCGACCGATGCATAAAAGCAGTTCAAATCACTATGAAGAATTGCTCTTTCCATATTGACCGCCTCATTTCAGAAAAACTTCACAATTTGCTCTTGACAAGATGAAGTTGTATCGCATATAATGATTACAGAACTTCATAAACTTCATTTCAAATTATAATCACAGGATGAAGTCCTGTCAATAGCTTCAATGAAGTTGATGAAGTTACAGAACGAAAATCTACAGCGGAGGAGATTGGTTATGACTTTTTCCGACAAGATTAAACGAGCCCGTGAGGTCGCAAAGATGACGCAGCATGACCTCGCTCAGGAGGTTGGCGTATCCCAGCGGACCATTGCCTCTTATGAGTCCGGCGGTGCAAGAGCCAGGAAATCTACCACAGAAAAATTGGCGCACGCCCTCAAGGTGTCCGTAAGGTATCTTTCAGATGACGACTGCACGAATCCCTTGGAAGATATAGAGAAGGACGAGTATATTGAGCAGGCTCGTGAACTGTATGGGGCAAAAGGTGTCCGGGATATGGATGAGCTGTTGCGGGACAACGCTGCTTTGTTTGCGGGCGGTGAACTGTCCCAGGATCAGAAGGACGCTTTTTTCCAGGCTGTCATGACTGCCTATGTGACCTGCAAAGAAGAAGCAAAGGCAAAATTCGGCCGCAAGTCTTGATACTGTCCTGTTTATGGTACAGTTCTGAGTTTATAATACTCACAAAGGGATTTTTATACCCTTTTTCAGATACAAGGGGGTGTGGCAATGTCATACGCAGATGTGTGCGAGGCAGTTGAGTCTCTGCAGAGAAAGTACTGTGAGCGCGATCCGTTTCGCCTGTGCGCAGATATGGGTATCAAATTGCTCTATCAGCCGCTCGGAACAGATCCCGACGCCATCAAGGGGTTCTATCTTGAGAGCAAGCGGATACGCACGATTACCGTCAACTGCGACCTGCCGGTCGTTATCCAAAGGATTATCGTTTCGCATGAGCTGGGGCACGCAGTACTTCATCGCAAATCGGGCGTCAAGGCATTTCACGATATGGGACTCTTCGATGAGAGTTCCGTCACAGAAAAAGAGGCGAACCTCTTCGCCGCCGAATATCTGCTCAACGATGAAGAGGTTCTCGATACCCTGAACAGGGACACAACATTTTTCACGGCGGCAGCCAAGCTCTATGTACCCATAGAACTGCTCGATTTTAAATTTCGGGTCATGAAATGGAAGGGCTATAAGCTCATTGAGCCGCCGATCTCGGCGCAGAATAATTTTCTCGCCAATATGGAGGTGCCGAATGATGCAGACTGCTACGATGAATAAGCCGCTGAAAGTATATGTAGCCGTAAAAGCTGATTTTGCCGCTGACGGCACGATGTTCCCACGCATCATCACTTGGGAGGACGGCGAGAAATATGAGATAGACCGTGTATCCGATATCCGTCAAGCTCCCGCACTGAAAGCCGGAGGCCAGGGTGACCGCTATACGATATGGATCGGCGGCCACCAGAGTTATCTGTTTTTCGAGCGCAGCGCAGACCTTACCGGAAACAACATCGGACGATGGTTTGTAGAACGGAGGCATTCGGTCAAGTGGTTTTGAGATACTTTTTGAAAAATCTCCAAAGCACATAGCTGTGCGTAAAGTCAATCAGGCAACATCTGCTTCCTGCAAAGCCATTCTCTCTTGAGGTATTTCGGCATACGGGGCATAGCGAGCACCTCCTTTTCGCTGCCGAATTGCCGATTTGCTCCCGAAACGCAGAAACGCCCAAAACCTGACCCCGCTGTATGGTTTCGGGGCGATTCTGGACGTTTTCTTTCGATATGAGCGGCTTCATATTGGCGGCGGTATCCTTACCGTCCGTCATTCACAAGTCGCTGTTTGTCGCTTCCGGGTAACAAAAAAGCGCCGTATCGCTACGACGCTTTTGTCTTGCTCGGAAGATGGAGCAAGGGAACACTATTCAATTATCTGTTGTACTTTTTCTTTCTGCTGACAATCGTTGTGCCAATGGCTGCCCCACCGCTGATGAACAACAGGGCAATCCACAGTGCAAGGTTGCTTGTATCGCCGGTCTGGGGAAGTTTGGAATCGTCTTTTAGCTTCGCCGTTACGGTGTCGGCTTTTTTGATTTCCTTTGTACCGTCCTTGTCGCTGAAATACTTGCCACAGCCTTCGCAGTACCAGTACTCGATATTGCCCTCGGTGGTCTTGGTCGCCGCCTTTGCCGGGAAGTGCTTTAAGTTGGTGTGGTTCTTCGGATCAAGCTCACCGTATTCCGCACCGCAGACTTCGCACTTTGCCTTGTCCTTGCAGGTCGCTTTCCCGCCGGTGTGCTCAGTCAGCTTCTTGCCGCAATAATCACACTTGTGGTCTTTGTTATCGTCTGCACACTCGCTGATTATATAATCGCAGATATCACATTTGTGGTCTTTGTTTGCATCGATGCAATTCTCCGTTTGCGTGCCTGCAGAGCATCCGTCAACGGTGCAGGTACGGGTATGGGTGCCGTCTTCGTTGGACGTCCAAGCGCCCCAGTTGTGGTCCAGCGCATTGCCGGAGAAGAAGGTCGCCTCATCCGCCGTGCCTTCGGAGCTCAGACCGCAGACTGCGCAGGACTTGTAGTAGACCGCCTTTTCCGTGCAGGTGGCGGCGGATTTCAGGTACTTTGCATCCACGGTCTCCGCCGTGAAGTCGTGGGGCAGCTTTTCGCCATACTCAGCCTTGCATACCTCGCAGACGGCTTTTGCGGTGCAGGTTGCCGTGCCGCCGGAGCAATTATCCGTCTCGGTGTGGCTGCCGTCGCGCTTGCAGACGCGCGTGTGCGTGTCGTTGCCGTTGGAGGTCCATGCACCCCAGTCGTGTCCGAGGACGTTTCCATCCTCGAAGGTCGCCTCCGAAGCCGTCCCCGCAGAGCTGAGGCCGCAGGCCGCGCAGGACTTGTAATAAACGGCCTTTTCCGTGCAGGTCGAGCCGGATTTCAGATACTTCGCTTCCGCAATTTCCGCCGTAAAATCGTGCGCCAGAAGCTCGCCGTATTCGCCGCCGCAGACCGCGCAGACGGCCCTTGCCGTACAGGTGGCCGTGCCGCCGGAACAGTTTTCCGTCTCGGTGTGGCTGGCGTCGCGGGAGCAGACGCGGGTGTGGGTGACATTGCCGTTGGACGTCCATGCGCCCCATTCATGGCCCAGAACGCTGCCGGATTCAAAGGTAGCCTCGCTGGCCGTACCCTTGGAGCTCAGGCCGCAAACCGTGCAGGACTTGTAGTAGACCGCTTTCTCCGTGCAGTTGGAGCTGGATTTCAGGTACTGCTCCTCTGCCGTTTCTGCCGTGAAGTCGTGGGGCAGCTTTTCGCCGTACTCGGCATTGCAGGTACTACACTTTGCCTTGGCGGTACAGGTGGCCGTGCCGCCGGAACAAGTATCGGTTTCGGTGGTGTTGCAGTTCTCACGCTGGCATGTCCGCGTGTGCGTACCGTTGCTATTGGACGTCCAACTCCACAGATGGCCCAGCGCCGTGCCCGGCTCCTCATACAGATGGTCGTCGTTATATTCGATCAGATCGCAGGAGCACATCCAGTAGTGCAGCGCGTTATGCGTACAGTCTGCGGGTGATTTCAGGGTTCCGGGCGTATTATTCATCCACATGTTGAATTTGTGCTGGTGCCATTGCGCATCAATGTGGATACCACTCACCGTGTCACTTCCTGCCAGATCGCCATAGGTCATATCCTCAGTAACGGTGACATCACCGCATTTCCATCCAGTGAATACCCAGTCTTGATACGTAGGATTTTTGGGCAGGTAATCGAATACCCTGTCTCCCCACCGGACATACCAGGCACTTCCGCCGGCAACCCCCACCGTGGTGTACCCGATGGAATAGTTTTTCACAGTAAACTTTGCCTGAATGGTCAGATCCTCGGCGGGCATTGTGAAGGTCAGCACCGGATTGACCCAGCCGCCGCCCTCCGGCTTGTTGAGGAAAACCCACTCCAGAAACTGATTGCCCGTTGTCGGTGTTGCCGTCAGTGTGACCGTTTCACCTGCCTTGGCCTTTGTGCTCATGGGCGTTACCGAACCCCACTCCGGCATGCCGATCTTAACTACCGTGACGGTGTATTCGTGCTCCGTCCAATGGGCGTAGAGGGTCTGCGTACCGAACACCGTCACGGTGGTGTCGCTCTCGATCTTCGTGCCGCCGCCCTTTTCCGTGTACCAGCCGGCAAAATCGTATCCCGCATAGCTTGGAACCGGCAGTGTGCCGTAGGTTTCGCCGGTCGTCAACGATTTGGTTTTGTCCGCTTCGTCCAGCGTACCGCCGTTGGGATCAAAGGTCACAGTGAGGGCTTTTGGAACTGCGCCGGAAACAAGGTACAGCTTTTGGTCATCCTTATACTCCACATGGGCATTGACGTCGTCCGCGAAGAAGTAATTCGCGTAGTCGTTTTTGTAATCATTGGAAAATGCCACGGGGTAGTTGGTATTCTCGGTGGTGACGCCGATGGACGCGCCTTTGGACATGCCGATCTCGATGGTCAGCGTCTTGCCGGAGGGCAGATACACATTGTTGGCCTTGCCGGAAACCGTGTTGTTCTGCACGAGGGACTTGTTTCCGACCCTCAGCTGGCCGCTGTTGCTGGGATTGATATAAATGCCGCCGCCATTGCCGCTGGCTTTGTTATTCTCGATCTTACCGCTATAGAGTTGGCAGACCGAGCCGGTACGGTAAATATATACGCCGCCGCCGTTGCCGGTGGCCGTATTGCCAGAGATCTCGCCACCTTGCATAATCAGCCACGACGGCTCCTGATTCAGATAGATGGCGCCGCCGTCGCCGCTGGTGTTTCCGGTGATCTTGCCGTCATAGAGGTAGAACATGCAGTCCTTGTCAAGCACATGAACCGCGCCGCCCTCCTGCGAGGCTCGGTTGCCGCTAATCTCGCCGCCCCGCATGTTGAGCGTCGTCACCTGATTTGAATCTTGGCGCAGGCAGATGGCACCGCCCCAGCGACTTGCAGTGTTGTTGCTGATTTTTGCGCTGTCGGAAATATTGATAGTGCCCCAGCCCATCAGAATGGCACCGCCATCCAAACTGGAGGAATTGCCGGTGATCTGCGCGCTGCCGGAAATGTTGATTTTACCATTGCCGCGCATATAGATCGCGCCGCCGCCGGCATTGTTGCTGTTCATGGTCGCTGTATTGCCGGAGATAGTGCCGCCGGTCATGTTGATGGTCCCGCCGGTGGTGGAGAAGAACGCGCCGCCGTTCTTGGCCGTGTTGTTCTTGATGACGCCGCCGTACATATTGAAATTGCCGCCGGTAGCGTTCGGTTTGTTTGCCGCGAAATTCTGGAAAATAGCGCCGCCGTAGTTCTTGCCGTTGTTGCCGGAAATCTCGCCGCCGTACATGTTGAACACGCAATTCTTGTCATCCAGCGCGATGGCTCCGCCGCCGCCACTACCGGTGACTTTGCCGCCGGTGAGCTTGCCGCCGAACATATCCAGCGTGCTGGTATAGATGTAAACACACGCGCCGCCCCAGACGCTTTTCGTCGCGCCCTTGAAGGTACCGCCGCCCTGACAGTCACAGAGGACAAGGCGTCCGCCGTTTTTGACCTGAATCTTGGTTGTGCCGTTGCTGGCAAGGGTCTTGCCGTTCAGGCACAGGTATAGTGTTTTGCCATCCACCGTCAGATGGCCGCTGAGGGTGGCGTTCTCCGTCAGGTAAACGTAGGCGGTATTGTTGGTATATGTGATGCTGCTCGTGCCGTCCCATGCCGTATAGGTCACGTCGGAATGGCTGGCATGGTCGCCCGCCGTGATACTGCCGCCGCAGTAGCAATGGGTGTGGTCATTCGCAGTCTGGGGCGCGAAGGCAGTATCCGGTTCGCCGCTTATCGCCATAAGTGCGGCAACTGCGGCATCATAGCGGGTAAAATCGAGTACCGCGAAATCTTCATCAGAAAGCTGTACCTTCGCCTCGTCAATGGCTTCTAACTGCACTTCTACGTCCGCCGCATTATCTTCGCTGATTGTTTCCGCTTCCGGCAGCGCGTCGATCAGTGCCTGCACATCTGCTGCGGTGATGGCCGGAGCGTCGTTGGACGTACCTGTCTGTCCGCTTTCTTCTGCGGCATATTTCCCGCAGTTTTCTGCCAAAGCACCCTCTGCGCCGCAGACAGAGCACTCTGCGTTCATTGCTTCCGCCGCACAAGCCGTTTCGCAGGTGCATACAGGTGTTTCTTCCGTCTCGCTCTCGGCAAATGCCGTGGTCGGCACAAGGCAGAGCACCATACATAGAGCGAGCAGGATGCTGAATAATCGTTTCTTCATCTTGTTTCCTCCATTTCGTTGTTCTTTGACAGCTTAAAATCGTATTTCATTTCCAGCATTGTAAACAGCTTATACATAACCTCTGTAGCAATTGCTTTAATATCCAGTGATTGAATAAAGGCAAGCACCTTTGCCTGCTCCGCCTCCGATACACGATACACCCGCATTGCCGCCGTCAAAAAGCGGCTGAGCTTGCGTTCCAACGGAAAATGAATATCACATTTTCTCGCCATATAGCTACGCATCAGTCCCGCCGTGCCGATTTCCATCTCGTAAAAGTCGCTCTCGGTATCATCGGGGAAATTTTCACCAAAAATCTGCTTCAGCTCTGCCGTGGTATGCAGGTAGATATACTCCGATGTTTCAGGCAGGGAATAGGCTTCAATGTAGATTTCTCGCAGGTTCTCATTCAGTTCAGTCAGTGTCAGTTGGATCGCCGTTTCCACCGCATAGGCGTAAACCGGCGGCAGCTTGCTGTCTGCAATGCTTCTTGCCACGCCGAACTGTCCGCCGAACATCGTTTCGGTCAATTCCAGCAAAATTCTGTCCTTGGTAGGAAACAGATTCAAATAACTTCCTCTTGCAACACCTGCTTCATCCACAACCTGACTGACAGAGGTGTTTTTATACCCCTGTTCCAGAAAGAGACGGACGCACACGGTCAGTATTTTCCTCTTTGTTTCACTGCTGTCTCTCCGCAAATATATCACCTCTCTTTAAGCGTTTTAGTATGTGTATTAATAATATCATAACAAGTGCAAAAAGGCAAGTGGAATTTGAAACTTTACCTCCGTAAATTGTGATATTTTCATAAACGACAGCTTGACAATCTAAGCAAAACTGTAGGATATCTTCAGATTGAGGAGCGCCTGTACGGGATCATTGCCCTCTTACCTTGCTCAGATAGCTTGAGGTATTTCGGCATACGGGGCATAGCGGACACTTCCTTTGTGCTGCCTCATTGCCGATTTACTCCCGAAACGCAGAAATGCCCAAAACCGTTTCCCGCTGTATAGTTTCGGGGCGATTTTGGGCGTTTTCCTTCGATATGAGCGGCTTTGTTTTAGCGGCAGTATCCTTACCGTCCGTCATTCAAAAGTCGCTGTTTGTCGCTTCCGGGCAACAAAAAAGCGCCGTATTTCTACGACGCTTTTGTTTTGCTCGGAAGCTGGAGCAAGAGAACGCTATTCCATTATCTGTTGTGCTTTTTCTTTCTGCTGACAATCGTTGTGCCAATGGCTGCACCGCCGCTGATGAACAACAGGGCAATCCACAGTGCAAGGTTGCTTGTATCGCCGGTCTGGGGACTCTTATCGGATGTTCCCGGTTTGGTACTGGCAGGTTTTTTCTCAAGAGCAGCAATCGCATCTTCGATAGCCTTTGCCATCTTGTCTACTTCAGATTGCTCCGTAAGGTTCTTACCACGGATCACAGCATTCACAGCGGCTTCCACGCCGGTGAAGTCCTTGTAGTTATCCTTGTTCAGTGCGTTTGCTTTGGCAATGGCTGCATCTACCTTTGTGTAATCGGCATCCTTGTATTGCAGGGCAGCAATGGCATCTTCAATAGCCTTCGCCATTGCGTCAACTTCACTCTGCTCAGTGATATTCTTGTCACGGACAACAGCGTTGACGGCAGCTTCCACACCGGAGAAGTCCTTGTAGTTGTCCTTGTTCAGTGCATTTGCCTTGTCAATGGCTGCGTCTACTTTGGTGTAGTCAGCACCCTTGTATTGCAGGGCGGAAACTGCATCCTCGATAGCCTTTGCCATTGCATCTACCTCGGTCTGCTCGGTAATGTTCTTGTCACGGACAACAGCCTTGACAGCAGCTTCCACACCGGTGAAGTCCTTGTAGTTATCCTTATTCAGTACATTTGCTTTGGCAATGGCTGCATCAACCTTTGTGTAATCAGCATCCTTGTATTGCAGGGCAGCAATGGCATCTTCAATAGCCTTCGCCATTGCATCCACTTCGCTCTGTTCAGTGATGTTCTTGTCACGGATCACAGCATTCACAGCAGCTTCCACACCGGAGAAATCCTTGTAGTCATCCTTCTTCAAAGCATTTGCTTTGGCAATGGCTGCATCAACCTTTGTGTAATCAGCATCCTTGTATTGCAGGGCAGCAATCGCATCTTCAATAGCCTTCGCCATTGCGTCAACTTCGCTCTGCTCAGTGATATTCTTGTCACGAACGACGGCATTAACGGCAGCTTCCACACCGGAGAAGTCCTTGTAGTCATCCTTGTTCAGTGCGTTTGCCTTGGCGATGGCTGCGTCAACCTTAGTGTAGTCGGCAGGTAAATAAGTCATTGCAATCGTCTGTGTATGCGTTGCCGCATCGGCGGTGATCGTTATATTGCCGGTGTATGCTTTGCAATTATCGGCTGTTACCTCAACAGGGTAAGTTCCTGCTTCCAAACTGACAGAGCCGGTAACCTCCTGACCATTCACTTTCACAACAACATTAGTCAGACCGTCTGGCGTTACAACGAAAGAAACCGGATAGACAGCCTTTGTGATAAAATGGACATTTTTATAAAGTGCAAAGTACTGAGTACCGCTGGAAAGCAGGTCAATTTCTGTTCCTTCCGAGTCTACGGCTTTTGCATAGTTCAGGTGATAGCCATCGGCAATCACAGGCACACTTTCATCGAAAATTGCAGGGATATTATTCTCATTCGTATTCTTTGCATCAATCTCTGCTTCTTCTACGGTGAAAGATCCGTTACCGCCCATGGGGTATTTACTGTCAGTGGTTACTTTGGCGCCGCCCTTGATCAGAATATTGCCTTTTGTCCATATTGCGCCGTCCGCGGTAGAGGTGCATTTTACCTCGCCGCCGTTAACCGTCAGATTGCCCTCGGTAAACAAAGCGGGATAATAGCTTGTTGCTTCCACCTTGGAGTTGATAATCTCAATTTTGCCCGCGCCGTTTTCATCGCCCATATACGCTGCGTTAAATTGATCCGCGCTTGCGATCAAAACAACCTCACTGTTGTTTTTGATTTCCAGTTCCTTGGCGCTTGCAGCAGTGTAATAGGAAGAAACCGCAACCTTTGCGCCGTCAATGGAAAGTATTCCTTTATTATAAGAAGTAATTCCGCAGCCCTTGGCAGAAGTTATATCAAGCTCTGCACCTTCGGATATGCTGATGTTGCCATTAAGCGTATAGAGTGCATCCCATTTTACATTGATTGTAAGCTTACCGTTACCGATAATATTGTAATTATCACTGCTACCGTCTGCAAAAATTCCGCCGCCGTTATCTAAAGTAATGCTGTTTGTGCCGGAAAGTTTGATCGTTAAATCGGTGTCTCCGACTACTCTGATACCGTACTTAGGACTTTCATCACTTTTGCCGCCGTTTGTAATTGCGGCATTGTTAAGCGTAAGGGTCTTTGTATTCGGGTCATAGCTTGCGGTTCCTTCTCCACAAGCGATAGAGAGCTTTTCGCTTGTGAACTGTTCGCCGTTTACATACAGATCGTAGTTTTCCGCAGCAAAGGCTACGGTCGGTAGCAATCCAGCTACCATTACAATGCTGAGTAGGATTGCAAATAGTTTTTTCTTCATAATACTTCCTCCATTTTTTAATTGTCCGCTATTTACTTCCTCCGACAGCGGACACGCCAGAGAAGATAGAAGGTTTAACCGGAAAAGATCGATTTGCCGGTCGTGGTTAGGACTTCAATATCAAACCACCATCCTTCCGGCAAACGCAAAAAGCCGAAGCCAAGGCATAATGCGCCCTGTCTCCGGCAACTGGTTCGTTATAAATTGTATGAAATAAGACTTGACACGCTGAAAAAACGGCGCTATGTTCCTGCCGAGCCGAGCCGAGCCGACAATAATTGTCGCATTTCCGTTTGCCATAGTCAAGTCCTCCTTCCATAATTTCTAAGGCAAAAGGATATGAATCTCCCTACCCCATAGACATACAAAGATATTTTAGCAGATTTTCCCCAAAATTTCAAGTAGTTTTCAGAATATTGCTCTCATCTTTTTCTCAACCTCTCCGAAAAAGAGCATAGCGGCGAAAGCGCAGATGAATAAGTAAAAACGATGCCGGACTGACACCAAAAGTGCGGGCAGTCCGGCATCTTTCACTTAGTTATTGACCTCCTCACTATCTATGGAACTTTCGGCGAGAGCTGCTGCGGCTTCACGCTCACGACGAGCCGCCCAGCCACCTTTCGCCCTGGGTGCGTATGCCGATTCCAGCGCATACATGATGCCCTGCTCATCTGCAAAGTAAATACCGGGGACATTCCAATTATCCTCGGCATTCCAGTCCATCAACTTTCTGACCATATCCACAACCGTGGCATTGCTGATTTTGATCTGCGCTTTCTGCTCACCCTCCGGCTTGGAGAAGCGCACGGCATTCGGAGCGTCCTCCTTGCAGGCACGGATGGCGAACTGCTTCGACTTCGGCTCGATCAGGAACTGGATGTACTCCGGGAAACGGAGCTCCTGTGCGGTCTGCACATTGAACTTCACAATATTGCCTGCGAAAGTGCAGACAGATGCGGAACGGGTTTTAATAAGATCGATGACAGAAAATTTCTCAAACATGGTAGTTACTCCTTCTCAATTACAATAAAGTTTTCATCTTCCTCGGCAACGGCCGGGGCGGGTTCTGGTTTTTGGTTCACGGAAATAAGCAGGTTGTCCACATACTCCTCGTCCCACGATGGGTCGACGATCATGAAGCCGGACAGTACTCCCTTGACCACGATGCGTGGCTTTCGGTGGGTGCTGCGCCGTTTCCGATACCGTCGTTCTTTGCGGATCTGCTGTGCCAACAGCCAATCGGTCTTCTCGATGATGGGGATATGATGCCCCTCAACGAAATACTGCGGTTCTATGCCGTTGTTCTTTACACTCTTATGCGTGAAAAAGTCTATCGTAACTGTTTTTTGACACAAGGCATCTCCACAGAATTTCTCGTTTTTGAGGATGCCAAGGACACTGCCGGAGCTCCAAACCGATAGACCTTTTACAGTAGGAATGCCGCTTTTCGTCAGCAAGTCTGCTATTTGCGTGGATGAATAGCCGTCCAGGTAAAGACTGTATATGGTTCTGACAATATCCGCTTCGTCCTCTACGATTTCCCAGTTCTTTTCATCATCCAGCCGATAGCCGAGCAGAGCCCAACTGGGGTAGATTCCAAGCCCCTGAGCTCTTCTGCGCTTGAATGACCATTTTAGGCTGTTGGATTTTTGCTCAGACTCACTCTGTGCCACAAGGCTCAATACGGTAATGACCATATCGCTGCTCTTATCCAGCGTGTTGAGCTTCTCGGTCTCAAAGTACACGCCCACAGGCGGGTCGAGCTTTCGCAGCATGAAAATGTAGTTCAGACTGTCCAGCACATTTCTGGCAAAACGGCTGACCTGCTTCGTGATGATAAGGTCGATCTCTCCCGCTTTGCATTTCTCGATCATTTCGAGAAAGTGCTCACGGTGCAGAACAGAAGTACCGGAAATGCCCTCATCGGCGAAAATACCGGCAAACTCCCATTCCGGATTCTCCCGAATCATACGGGTATAGTTTTGCACTTGAAGCTCGTAACTGCTTGCCTGGGTGTCCTCATCCGTGCTGACACGGCAGTACGCACACACACGAAGTTTTTTCTTTTCGGTTTCCGCTTCCATATCCCTTTTTGCAGGAATGATCTGTACCTCCTTTTGCGGACCATTAATGTATGCGTCACGGATGATGTTCTTGGTGGACTGCCTTTTATCCTCGCTGCGACCGCGAGGTCGAAGTGGTTGTTTCTTCGTTATCTTCATAGGTTCACCTCCTCCTGCCGCAGATTATGTGGGCAGATAAGCCCACACCGCAGCTCGGAGCCGGCGAATTCTATTATATCGTGAAAATATGAAAACCGTTAACTTAAATGGTATATATCGCTCAGGTTAACGGTATCAGGAGCAAAAAATAAGAAGCCTTTCAGCTCCTTATTTCAACATCGGTGATTTACTTGTCCTTATTCATGGCTTTCAGCATCTGGTTCGCCGCTTTCTTTTGTTCCGGCGTGAGGTTGACCCAGTTTTCAAACAGCTCTTTGAGTTCTGGGTTGATTTCGACCATCTCACCCTCGGCAAAGAACTGCGCCATCGTGATGCCGAATCCCTTACAGATCGCTTCCAGCGTTGCGAGGGAGGGGACTGTATTCCTCCTATAAATATTCGCAATCGTGGACTCGGATAAGCCACAGTTCTTTGCCAGCCTATACTCAGTCCACCCGCGCTCGTTTAAGAGCTGCCGGAGCCTCTCGTGCGTGTCCATAGCATCACCACCCTTCCTGTAATTATTTTACCCGCAAACTAAAAGGTATTGTACTGGCTACTTGTACTGATCATACCGTTATGTTAAACTGTATAATAACGGGAATTCAGTACGGAGGGATGACAATGCTGACCGAGGAACAGAAACGGATGCACAGAGTGTGTTTTACGGGCCACCGCCCTGAGAAACTGAAGCAGTCCGAAAGCGTGATCGTGAAGGCTCTGGAAGCTGCGATCAAAGAAGCGATTTCAGATGGGAAGAATGTATTTATTTCCGGCATGGCTCGTGGGGTGGATATCTGGGCAGCTGAAATCGTGCTGCGCCTGCGGAAAGAGAGGGCGAATGTAAAACTGATTTGTGCCAGCCCATACGAAGGCTTTGAGCGTGGATGGAGTGCCGAATGGCAACGACGGTACAATGTCATTCTTGCCGCCGCCGACCTTGTTCGTTTTATCTGTCCGGGGTACAGCAGAGCCTGCTTCCAGATCCGCAATGAATGGATGGTCGACCATTCGGCTCTGGTAATTGCTGTGTTCAACGGACAGCCCAGCGGCACCAAGAACACGATTGATTATGCCAAGCGGAAGAGCGTTCCGTGCTGGAATATACTCTCCGAAACATGAAATTTTTCTTCATGAATTTGAGAATTATCTTGTTTTTTAGCGGGATTGGTGATATAATAATCTTGAATAAGTATGTGCAGAAAGCGAGGACGGTCAAATGGGCGTTTCTTACAAGAAATTATTTAAGCTGCTTATCGATCGGGGTATGAAGAAGAAAGAC